TCACTTTCTTGGGATTTGGAGCACCAATATCATCATACACAAGAGTGTGCATGTGGGGCCTATAGCCATTCCAGTGCTCTTCACCAGGATTGCGATGATATGTGTACTCTTCACCCTCAGGCAGCTTGTTCACTCGTGCGTAGTGTGCACAAAGCATATCCGTGAACAGGGTCTTGGCGACGCATGATTTACCACAGATGAGCTCCGCAAAAGGTGCACTTCGAACTTGTTGGTTTCGGTGTGTTGCTGTCATTTCGCAGTAAATGAACTGGAGATCAAGAAGCAAACGCTTAGCCGTAGCTTTCGCAACAACATCAGCAGTTGGCATCTTACAAAGATGTTCTCCTCGCTCAATCAACGAATTCAACTCCCCAAGCACGCTGGAGTATGTGATCTCGGGATTGTTGTTGGCTTCATACATTCGATAATGGTTTTTAGCCTCGAATGCTTCTTCAGTCCATGCACAAACGGTTGTACCGTTATACAGGAAAGGTGTCCAACTCTTAAGCTCGAGAGCTTGAGCTGAACGTTCCAGGAAAAGGAGAACACCTTCAATTGTCTCCTCAACGAAATTCATACGTGAAGAATACTTAAGCTTGATGTATGCTTGTTCAACTTCTGTGTACTTGAGATTCTCGAATGTGAGGCCTAGTTTGGTGAACAGGCCAAAGGAGAGGCAATACTTGATCAGTTTGCTTGAGTGTTTGAGGACCAAGTTCTTCTTGATTTTCTTGTACGTTTCGAAACCCTCACGGAGGGTACTAACATCTTCAAGTAGTCCTTGGACATCGTTGTTTTGGGGAATCCAATCCATCTCTTGAGCGAATGCAATGATCCACTCTTTGGCCTTAACCAGCTCGGGTACTAACTCTAAAGAAGTTTTCCCTGTAACAAGCTTGAAAGCATTGAGAAAGACAGACCAGATATCAGCCCAATCTTGAGCTCTCGCCAAGAATCGCATACTAAGAGCAAAAGTTTCGTACACATGCAAAAGCATGCGCATGATCTCTTGAACTTTTGTGTCGACATCTTGTTGA